GTCCGGGTTGCGAACAGCAACCGCTTCCTTCGCTTCCTCGATCGCGGCGAGCCGGTCGACGGTGTCCTGCCAGCGTGCGTGCTCCGCCTTGGCGGAATCGAACGCGCGCTTGGTGAGCTCGCGCTCCTCCTCGCTGGCGTCCTCGGGCAGCGCCTGGGTCTTGGCGTCCCAGGTCTGCATTTTCTCGATGGACTCGGCCTGCCGGGTGCGGGCCTCCTCCAACTGGGTCGTTGGCTTCATTAGCTCCTCTTCCATTCCGCGGACACTTGCCGCTCAGTTGCTTTCGCGAGCTCCGCGCGCGTGTATTCCTTCAGCGCACGAACCTCCTGCCTTGCGCGCTCCTCGTCCGCCGCCTTCTGGCGCGCGGCTTCGGCCTCCACCTCTTCGGGTGCGAGGTTGCGCTCGTCGTCCGAACCCAGGCTGTCCGCCTGCGGTTCGGGCTCGTCCTCCGGCTCGTCCGGAGCGACAATCGTTTCGGGAATGGCCGCGGCCGCCGCTTGCGGCAGCCTGCCCTCCGTAATCTCGTTCGTGAGCCGCGACCGCAACTGCCTGACGACGGCCGTGCTCGTGTCCGGATACGCGCCCTGCGCCGTCACTGTGACGTCGAACAGCTGGTCGACCTCGAGGATCGTGCGCGTCACCTGCTCCTGGTCGTCGATCTGCCAGTCGTCTTTGCCGACCGTGAACGCGAACGACGCCTGGTCGACGTCGCCGCGCTCCATCAGGAGCCTCAAGTCCTTCGCGTAGCTCGTGTCCGCGACCTTCGCCCAGAAGTGAAGTCCGACGGGGTCTTCGCGCAGCTCGAGCGTCTTGTTCTTCGTGCGAGCCAACACGAGCTTCGTGTCGTGATCCCACAGGGCGTGCACGTCAGGGTTGGACGCGAGCGCTTTCGCGAACGCACCCGGGGCGATCGTTTCCGTGAAGCCGCCCAGGTCGAGGCTCGAGCGGTTGAAGACGGCCGCGTGGCCTCTCACCGTCATGTCGCCGTCGCCGGCACCCGAAAGCCGCCATTCGACGTCCGCGAGCGGCAACGTGCGGGTTTCACGGGCAGGCTGAAGCTCCGACGCGTTGGCCGGCTTGGGATTCGTGTCCATATGGGTCTAACCTCCGGCTTTTAGGGCTGGGTTTGGAGCTCCGCCAACGGGCGTCACCTGGGGGATCTGTCCGGCTCCGTTTGGCAACGGCTGCCGACCTTCCTCGGCACGAGCCTCGTCGGGCAGCAGAACGCCCGACTGAACTTGCTTGTGTTGGACTTCGGCGCGGGTCGCGGCGTCCGCACGCAGGAAATCGTCAATGTGGAACATGGGATACAGGGTCGTGCCGGCGAACATGTCAAGGTCAGACTTGAACGCACCCTCGATGCGCGCCAACCGAGGTCGCAGCGCGAAGTTCATGAACCGCAGCGTCTCTTCCTCTGTCTTCACCGCCGACCCTGCCGCCTCACCCGACAGTAACGATGCGGCGGGCCCCAGATAGATGCGTGCAGCGAGCTCGTCCGACCGCGTTTGCGTCTGGATCCACTGGGCGTCGACCAACGGCATCCCGAGCTGCTTGATCTCGGAGCCGTTGAACAGGATTCCCATGTTGCCGCGGTTCGCTGCCCCCTGGTGGTTCGCGTTCCACATCTTCAGCATGTCGTTGCCCTGCTCGCGCGTGAGGGGCCCGGGAACGGCGATGTACGACGGGGGTGTCGCGTCGTTCGCGTAGAAGTTGCTTTGGAACTGCTGGCCGGCGAGCGCGGACGACAGAGCTTGGCGGTGCTGGGCGATCGGGGACAGGCCGACGTCTCCGCCGTAAGGTGCGAACCCGCGAACGTGAAGCACCTGGGCCGCAGACAGCGTTTCCTTCTCGCGGCCGACGCCGATCTCAAACACCTTCGCGTTCCCTTCCGTCCGTTTCACCGTCACGGTCGACGGATCCACCACGTAGAGGGCGAGCACCCGGCCGCGGCTCTTGAACTTCCGCACGAACGCGTTACCGCACGTCTCGATCGACGACTCAATGTCGCTGAGGAAATCGAACGGCGAGCAGTCGGGGTTCGGCTGCTCATACAGCAGCTGGTACTGCCACGAACCCTCCGCCTTCCGTTTGTCAGCGCCTTCGCCTTCGTAGACGCACAATGGCAGGCTCCCGACAGTCTCGGACAGGAGCCGGATGCAGGCGCCGACGGTCGGCACACCTATCGCGGTCGCGACGTTGTACGTCACACCCGACGCCGACAACCCCATGAACTGCATGTACGACGGGATCGCGGACGACCCGAAATCAGCCCGATATTCGCGGTTGCCGCGTTGCCCAGCCAGAATCACGAGCGAAGCACCTCCCAGAAGAGGACGTTTTCTCGAGGAACCTCAACACGCTGCCCGAGCGACACGGACGCGTCCGGCTGCTCGATCAGGCTGGGGATCAGAAGAACGTAGGTGTCTCCCCAGTTCGCTCCCATCACGCCCTCGAGGGACGCGTCCATCCCCGTCTGAGGCTTGAAATGCATCCGGACGCGCTTCTTCCTCAGCACGCCGTCACCGGCCGCTCCACGTTGAGCCTGTCCCGCAACTCGTAGTACGCAAGCGCCTGCTCGCGACGATGGAGATCACGGAACTCGTGGCGATGCTCGATCTTCAGATCGAGGATCGGTTCGGCAGCCGCGAGCGACGGCAAATCCGACGTCGCACGCAAATGCACGGTGTCGCCGGCCTCGTTCTCGCCCACGTAAAACGCGTGCGTTCCCTCCACCCGCAAGCTCGGCAGAGCCCGCAGCAGCACCCTTAGCCCCTGCTGCTCCGTCGTACCCCACGAAACGTCGCGCAACGCCATGCTCTTCGCTTCCGTCGCATGCGGATCATGCGTGTTGCAGAGCGTCACACCGGCCACATCATGGCAACTGGTGGAGAGCCTCTGAAGCAGATCCGGGGGCGACTTGTGCACGACCTCGTCCGCGTCGATGCAGAGAAACCAGTCCACAAACGGTTCGGCAACCAGATTCCCCGCCCGAAACATGAACGTGCGCTTCTCAACCTCGTTTCCCCACCACGGGTGCGCGGGCGCATGGACGGTGCAGCCGATACCGACGCCGCGGGCCGTCTCCACGATCGCCTCCGTCTGCTCGACGCTCGAGCTCGGACGCTCATGTGCTCCCGGATACAACGCATACGCGCCGTCGACGGCCACCACATGAGCCACATCCGCCTTAGAGAGAGACGAAACGGTATGCGCCAGCCACGTTGGCGACTCCGAATACCACGCCAACAACGCGACGATCCTCACGCTGACACCGCGCCCGTGTGAGCAGCCTCATACCACTCGTTCCAGCCATCCCACTCCTCCTTCGACCACTCCGCAGGAACCGACGAAGGCTTCAGACGGGCCGCAGGGTTCCCCACCCACACCTCACCGGCTGGAACGTCCTTCACGACGACCGCGCCAGCCCCCAAACGGGCACCTTCGCCGACCGTGATGAACGGCCGGACGAGGACGCCGATGCCGCAACGCACCCGGTCTCCGAGAACCGCGTGGCCGCCGATCACCGTTCCCGGCGCCAGCTCGCAGTCCGCGCCAACCTGGGCGTCATGCCCAACATGCGTCTTCGTCATACAGAACGTGCGGGCCCCAACCCGTGTCGGGGCGTGAATGCCGTCGTCGACGGTCACGAAAGCGTTGATTCGGGCTGTCGCGTCGATCTCGGGAGCGAACGTCTCCATGTCGGGACGCCAGTCGCGATGCTCCGGCGGGCCGCCGATCACAGCGGTCGCATGAATCACGCCGCCACCAGCGCAAACGCCGAATCATGCTGCGAAACAACCCTGTTTAGCCCGTTTCCGGCCGGAAAGAGGCGCTCGTGGACGGCGCAGAGCGGTTCCGCGAGCCTGTCCCCGCGACGCGGCTCAATCGTCTCTTGCGGACGGCCCGGATACAGGTCGGCCGCCACCGACGCCATCGACCTTGGAGCACCCGGATCGACGCAATATCGGCCCGGTGGAAGGTCGACGACGGCCAACAGAAGCCCGATAGCGGACTCGCGGGACTGGAAGTAGCGGGAACACGGCGACACCGGCAACGGCGCGTCCTCCGGCAAACCGCGCCACAACTCGAACACGTTCCCGCACGTCTCCGGCACGTTGTAGAAGCGAGCCACACTGCCGCCAGCGTTCAGCACCATCCGCTCCGCGATCAACTTCGACGCCCCATACGCCGTCTCCGGATCACACGCCTTACAGCTCGACGCCAGAATCACACGGGCCCCGCAACCGTCAGCCGCCGCCAACACGTTCGCCGTGCCAGTCACGTTCGTCTCGGACACCTCGAGCGGGTCGAGCTCGCCCTCCGGCGCATGCTTCGCCGCCGCCAAATGAAACACCAGCCGCGGGGCCAGCGCCTCGAACGCACGCTCGACCTCGTCCCGGTCGCGCACATCGACCTCACGATCAATCGCTGCCACCGAACCGCCCAAACGGGCGCCGGCCTCCCGAACGAGCACCGACCCCAGGCTCCCAGCCGCACCCGTAACCAGAATCACGCCGCCACCATCTCGTCAGCCTCGAACATCAGATACCCGCCTGAATGATGTGTTTCAACCGCATATGAGTGAACCATCGCCGCCGCCACAAGAGCATCAATCACCCGGGCCTCCTGATTCCCTCCCTGACGTGTCTCCGACGTGCGGGCGAACCTAGCTCCACCATCAGGCAGCAGCTTCGTCACCGCGTTCAACGCATGACGCTTCAACCCGAGATCCCCTGAATGTTTCAACTGCCCCCCACGCAGAGCCTCCATGAACCGCTGATAGTCCTCTGCCTGCGGCTTCGCCGTCTGAGCCCTGTCCACAACGAGCAAGCCCAGGTCAGACAGCCACGCCGCGATCTCCTCGGCCTTGTTCGTGTCCATCACGACCGTTGAA